TGAAGAAGACTATTTGAAAGAACTAAAGAAAAAACTATGACGGAAATAAAAGAAGATATCAAAGCTGTGATTGATGAGAATAAAGCTAGAGCTCATCAAGAACAAAAAGAAATGCGAGACGATGTTGCATTTTATGTATTTAATTGTGATGCACTTAAATTACAAAAAATGTATCAAAAGATGAAGGAGTTAAAAGTTGAAAAAGATAACTCTTAACGTTGAGGGTATAACAGCAAAACAATGGACTAACTTTGTATTAGAACTTAACATAATGAAAAAAGCATGGCGACCTTATGGTGTTAATGTAAAAATGTTAGGTAAAGGTATTAAAAAAATAGTTGATTGGGGTAATAGAATTAGTGATGACAAAAGATCTAGATAGTCTAGCTAATCTTTGGAACAAAACTAAAAATCCAAAATATAAAAAACTTTGGTATAAACTTGTGAGGGAAACACATGGACATAATAATATTGAACGATGGAATGTATCAGTTAGTTCCGTTAACAAAACAGATGATGGAACATACGTCGTTGTTGGTAAAAGAAATAAATTGTTTTGATTTATGCGACATTGTAAGATTGAAACTTACAACTTTTGTTGATAGTCTTAACTCACATGTGATGAATGATGATAGCGGAACTTTTTTTGGCTGTATTTGTAAGTAGTCTACCTTTATTATTAGCTGCTGTCATGCTGTGGATATGGAATAAGGAAACTAAATAGTTTTTTCGGTATAGGGTGTACAAACAAATTTTGTATACAAAGATAATTTATTAACGTCTTCTGAGCCAAACTTTTCTATTAATTCTAACGAGTATTTATACCCATAACGGACACATTCATACTCATCTTTAAATGAGTTAAATTCTGTCTCTATTAACTTACATTCTAAGCTAGGTATGGCAGCACATAAATACATAAAAATTGCAAATTTAGTCATTGACTTACTGAATTAATATCCTATATTGTCATTATTAATATATGAAAGGAACACATGACTGATATAAGTAAATACAGAAATGTTTCTCTAACTAAAGAAACATACTCTACTTTAGAAAAATTGTCGAAGATATTATTGCCTAATGCAAAATTGTCCATATCAAAGACAGTTGAATGTGTAGCAAACGAAGCTGCAAAAAAACTAAATGGTAAGATGAAGGAAAAAAAATAATGTACACTATTTCAGAAGAACAAAGAAAACAATTGTTACAATATTTAATGGCAAGACCATACGCAGAAGTGGCACAAATGGTAGCACTTTTAGCTTCACTTAAACCCACAGATTCAAATGACAAATCAAAAAAAGATTTGTCCTAGTTGTCAAGGCAACGGCTTTGTTAAAACACACAAAGCTGAAAATCCTGCAAATGATACTGTGATACAATGCACTGTTTGTAACTCAAAAGGAGAAGTACATGATAAAGAGTTTGATGAGTATTTTGATTCTCACCCTCTTCTTAAGTCACTGCACAACAACCGACTTCATTAATGTTGGTGCTGCTTTCTATACCGGTATGGAAAAGAAACCAAACCCTATGGGTGCGATTAAATTATTAAAAAAGAAAGACAAAGATGATACCAACAACTGATGCGGCTTATATAGCCGGTTTATTTGATGGTGAAGGTTGCATTACTTACAAACAATATATGCGTCAAAGAAAAGGACAAAAGAAAGCATACCCTACTTGGTCTATTAGAATGGAAATAGCGATGACCGATAAATCTGTTTTAATTTGGTTGCACGAAGTTTTAGGTGTTGGAACACTTGGAGAAAAAAGATATCGAACAAAATATACTGTTGGTTGGAAAAAACAATGGCGTTGGCGTTGTCAGTTTAGAGATGCCTATTATGTTTGTAGATTAATTTGGCCTTTTGCACACGTTAAATTATCCGGTGTGCAAAAAATAATTGAACACTATTCTAAAGAAATTATTATGAACGGTAAAGTAGTCGACTTAGAAAAATATAAACAAATAATGAATTTAGAATGACAGTTGGATACGGATTAGGTATGTTTGGATATAACATGGTTTGTTTATTAATAGGATTAATTATAATTTATTATGTAATAAAAAATATAAAATAGAAAGAAATATATGTCACAAGAAAGTTATACTTATAAACAATACTCCAAGGATAAAAGTGATTTATCAAGAAGCTATGATAATAATGAAATTGATATAGATTATTATAAAGAAAAAGTTAGAGAGCTTCATAAAAAATTACCAACCAAAGAAATCATAAAAGATTCAAGGGGCATGGATCAAGCAGCCAGACTTGCTGCGATTGATACGGTTAATCGTACACAAAAAATTGAAAAAGAAAAACTAGAACCTTTTTATGACCATAAGTTGCAACCAAATTGTAATATAATTAATTTTAATTTAGGTGGTAATTTTAATACTTTACATCAACTATCTGGTTTTAAATTAGATCTTTTAAATGGTTTTGTAGATCAAAAATTTGATTCAACCATAAGAGATATAGGTGTGCCTTTTACTGAAGAGATTGACTACTCTATAATAAAAAATGCTAGAAAGGGTAGATACGGTGAATTAATTACACTTTATAAAAATGGTTTTTTGATTGTAAGAGATGATAATCCAAAAGGTGCGCACTTTTTTTGTATGTATGAATATGAAAACAAGGGGTTGAAAGACAAAAATGTTATTGAGCCTATACTTCGTATGGGTAATAAAACTTACTTTATTAATAAAGAAATGGCAAAACAGCTTCTTGAATACAAAGAAAGCATCACTATTTACATGGCATTTACGAAAGCCCATAAAAATAAAGTCTACAAAATACATTTAAGAAAAAATAATAATTTAATTTCAATATTAAATTGCACACAAGAACAAAAAGATAATTTTAGTTTAGATATATATAAATCTTTACCTGAAAAATATAATGATGATATTGCAGAAATGAATGGAGTATTTGATTATATTGATTTTAATTATGATCAAACTAAAAAATCTAACAATGGATCTGATTCAATAGATGCAGATAAATTTAATGATTATTCTTTTAATAAATTAAAAAATATAGGTAAACTAGATTTATTAAAAGCAAGTTATACCTTCACATTTATAGCTAAAGCAGTTGGTTTTATTAACATGATGAATACTTTTTTAAATTTAAAAGAAAAATCTGTTAGTGGCATGGAAGAATTTATAGAACCTTTTTTACATTGCAAAAGTTTCAAAGATATATCTGATGTTTTGTTTGAAGAAATAAACTCGCCTAACACTAAATTTTTAAATCAATGCAAATTTATAAAACAAAAATTATATATTCATTCTTACACCAAAAAGAAAGAAAATGAGTTTAGCTCACACACTTTAGTTGATATATTTTTAGACTTGTTTTATATGCACAATCACACTGAAAAAGGGACATCTGTATCTGTTGAAGGTGCTACACAAATAGATTGTATGTATTATTGGAAACACGCAGACTATTTTTCTATGACACACAATTTTTTAGGAAACAATGATTATCCTTTGTTTTTAGAAAAAGGTGAAATTTTTAATAAAAATAATTTATGGGAGTATTTTGAAGAATTTAGATCTGCTCCGCATTACACGATGAGGTATAATGAAACCTATGATTTAAGTCCAGATGTTAAAGAAAAAGTATCTTTAATTTTAAATGAGGCCATGAGCCAAGAAACAGGATTACTGATACCTTATAATGCTTGTGTAGAGCTACAAGATGATACTAATCTTCGATATGCTCGTTTTATTGAAACCGAAAATTTTATCCACATATTTTTGCATGACGAAAACGATAGATATTTATCTGAACTATATTGTAAAAAAGAAAATGAATTTAGATATTGGTTAGTTAATCGTGGACAAATATTTGATGAACCAGATAATTTAAAAGATATGTTTGATCGTTTATACGTGAAACTAGCGTCATGCATCAGGGATTGGAAGGTTTTAATCGAAAGAGATAGAACAATGAATTACAGAGGTCGTAGAGTGCCAACGGGTGTTAAGTCTGATACTAAAAGAATTATTTATCTACCAAGAGTAAAATATAGAACTAATCCAGATGCAGAGCAAAGAAAACGAGAAAAAGTTTTTTTTAATGAAAGCAGAAAGTTTTCTGGTGAAAGAAGGGCGCACATACGAAGATTACCAAAGGGCATGAAACCCTCTAAGGCACAATTAGTGTTAGCAGAAAGTAATGGTGTCTATATGCCAGAAAATTATACTTATGTTAAAGAAGCTGTATGGGGTCGAAATGGTATGACTCAAAGGCAGATAAAATACAGAACTAAATCCTTAAATGGACTTTTATATTGTCCTGATAGTGAATTTAAACAACATCGAGATATCGCAGACATTAGTCCCGCTGATTTTGAAGAGGTTTGTGGTGAATATATTAAAAAATTAGGCTACGAAGTTTATAAAAGAAATAATTATGATGGCGGTATAGATATTAGAGCGATTAAAAAAGATGGTTCTCGTTTGTTTGTACAATGCAAACACCCAATTGAGTCTGGTAATCCTATTGGTGCTGATGTTGTTAGAGAGTTAGAGGGGTCTGTCGAGTTAGAGAAAAAAGATATAGAGGATTGTGTTATTGATAAAATGATTATAACCTCTACAAGATATACTTTTAAAGCTTTTGAAGCTTCTAAAAAATTAAATATACAATTGAAAACAACAGACGATATAAAATGAAATGGAATAAAAAGTTTAATTATCCTAAAAGTCAAAGAGAATTAATTAAAGGTCAACGGCATTATGCTTTAAATCAAGAAAAATTACCAAGTGTTACAACTATCTTGTCTGAAACTCAAAGTGACGAGAAAAAAGAAAGTCTGGCTAGATGGAAAGCGAGAGTGGGTGAAGTTGAGGCGGAAAGAGTAAAAGATAGCTCCGCAAGTCGTGGGACTAATATGCACTTGCATCTTGAAAGACACATACTTGGTCAAGGTCACATGGATCTAACAGACGAGGGTCAGGTGGCAGGGGACATGGCTCAGGTGATTATTAACAAGGGTTTATGCGATCTTTCTGAAATATGGGGCAGTGAAGTTGTCCTATTTTATCCAAACTTATATGCGGGGGCGACTGATTTAGTCGGTGTCTTTGATTATGAGGATAGTATTGTTGACTTTAAACAATCGAATAAGCCGAAGAAAAAAGAATGGATTGACGACTATTTCATGCAACTAGGGGCGTATGCTATGGCACATAACTGCGTCTATGATACTGAGATCACGCAAGGGGTTATCTTAATGTGTACTCCAGATAAATACTTTCAAAAGTTTCAAATAAAAGGCAAAGAGTTTATCAAATACCAACACAAATTTCTAGAACGATTAGATAAATATTATAGTGAGAAAAAGTAAGGCTAATTTATTTTACTCCTACTCACAAAAATTAATTTATCTTCAAATGCGTTTGGATCATAGATAGCTAACTTATCATCATCTTCATTGTATCTAATATGAAACGCCCACTTGTCCTCAATTAATCTTAACATCTTCCAATCTTTTTTAATATTTCTAATAAAATTTTGTAATTTAAATTCTTCACAATAAACTGTAAAAACTTTGTGTTTGTAAGACATTTCGTTTTGAGGAAAGATCATAAAACCTACCGTGTTTGGTTTTAAATCTGTAAAATTTTCTAGATAAGCACAACTAAATTCATTACATTTTTTAGGTTTATTGTCGTATATCTTGCAACCGACACCGATATCACAACTCTTACACCATGAATAAGATTTTTTATTTATGCTAGGTATCTCTGGTAGTTTACAACAAAGATTACAATCCTCGCATTTTCTAGGTGCAAATAAATCCATCATGTATTAAAATTTAAATTAGAGTGGACAACTCCTAACATCTCACAACGTCCACTTTCAAAAAGAAAATAATCTCGTAGTGTACTTTGTAGATAATGCTGACCCTTTTTAGTTAGTTTATATGTTATTGTTTTACTGTGTGATTTGTTCTCTTTCACATTATTTTTTAGTATATGTTTATACAACTCTATTCTAACCAAAAGTTTTAATTCGTCATGGGAACAACGCCAACCAACCATAAATTTTTTAAAGTCAATATCATCTTTGTAATCTTTGTAAATATCTTCAAAAATATCTTTATGTGTTTTTTCTAGAAAAATTTTATACTTAGAGCAACCCTCGTTTAGTTTAGCTAAAATAAAATAACTTAATAGTTTATTAATGGGTTCTTTACTTTTAACTGCAATTAGTTTTTGTATTTCTGTTATATCTGTCATACTATATAGATATCCGCAATTTTAAGTTTATCAACACCCTATAGACACTCCATGCAATACTCTGGATTGCTAGAGCTTTGGTTTTTGTATAGATACTTGTCACAATCTTTGGCCTTACAAATAACTGTGCCTTTTAACATGCTCTTTTTTTCTATTGCCAATAACTCATCAAAGGTTTCGTTGCCTCTTAACTCTACACCTTTAAAAGATTTAAGTTTTTTTATTTCTTTATAGTTTAGTTTCATTGTGGCTTACCTTTTTTATAATTAAACATTAGTTTATCAGGATTTACATAAACACCTGCAAGATTAAGTGTTTTGAATTGTCTAGGTTTTACTTCTTTCATACTATTAAAGCTAACTAATTTTGTGTAGCAATTCTTCCAGTATGTACCCTTCCAACCTTCAAAATTTTTAGGTGTTATTTTTTGTAAAAAGAATTGAGATAATATTTTATAGTCATCTTTATCATCTTTATATCCCATATCTTTTAAGTTTTTATCTGAGTATATGTATCTGTGATAGTATTCATCATCACCTGATCTTTCAAAGAACTCACATAACCAGTATTTTTGTTTTTTGTTTTTCATATTATCCTCTTTCTCTTATTTTGTTATGTACTTCATCAAATAAACTTATTAAACTATGCCTATCAAGTATAAATAATAAAGCCCCAATATAACCAATTTGATTACATAACCAATAATCACTTACAGTAGGTATATTTCTATTATCTCTAAATGCCTCAATCTCTTGTAATACTAAATTTGTTATGTATTTTTTATTAATTTTCATAGTATTCTTTCTGTTATTAGTCATACTCCCTTATTATCCTACATAGTATAATAAGTACATGGTCAAAAGTGTCGCACCTATATATTATATGTTGTTGTCCTATATTGTGTATGATAAAAGGTTTTTATGAATACAGATATAAAAAATGAGAAAAAAGATAGCGATTTGTTTTTCAATCTTGCTAAATCTTTTAACGAAGTTAGTAGTGTCGCTAGTGTTCATGCAAAAATATTGGTTTTAACAGACCTTAAATTGCATATACAGAGCAAGATTAATGAGTTAAATGAGTTAGCGGAAAAAATAGATCCGTTTTATAAAAATTCAAAAGAATAGGTTTACACCTATTCCTTGAATGGTCGAGGATTAGTTATTTTTAGCTCCCTTCCTCGACAAATATGGCTTGTTTCGGGGATTTTGGGCATTACTTTACCTTTCTGTCCTAGTTTGCCTCGAAACAAGTCTAAAATAAGACAAAATCATAAAATTGCCATAATTAAAAAGCTATATTTTATGCGGTTGATCACCCCACTATACCTTTTTGGAAATTGTTAAATTTGCGATTTGGGTTTAGAAAAAGAGAGGTGATCTGGGGTTGAGGTGATCAGCGAGTAATACCAACGGTTTTAGATCATAGTACAGTTTATAATGGTTCTAAAATAGGGGCTAGGGCTGTACTTCAAATCTGAATTTTGCATTTAAAATTCTGGAAACAGTATAGGGGTGATGATATACAAAATTATGCCCAAAAAAAGAAAAATAAACTTATCCAACAAAGTGGACAATGATATTCCTTATTCAAAATATAGAGTTGAGTGGATTGATTGTGTTAGTGATAGTGGTTGGGCTGATGAAAAAGAATTTAATAAAATGAAATTAGCTAGACCTGTTAATGAGGGTTGGATTTTTTCTAAAGATAAAACATCAATTAAAATGTTTGCAAGTTACGATAAAGAAGATGACGGCTCAATTACCTTTGGTGATCGTACCATGATACCTAGATCATGGGTTAAAAAGATGATTAAAATTAATTAAGTTTTTTTATTCTTGGAAGTCTTTTTTTCTCTACGTTTTTCTTTATATCATCAACGTTGACATTTTCTAAAATCGGTGAATATTCATCTATAATTTTTTTCAATTCCTCTTCCATTTCCGCTTTGGACATATCATCTAATTTTCCAGTTCTAATAATTTTTTGTTCAACGTATAACCCTGCAACCTTACCTCTTGCGATCTCTGCATTGGTTGAGGCCGAGAAAGCACCTTTTTTTAATGCTTGATCCCTGATTTTTGCTAACTCTGTTATGTGTCTTTCATAAGTGATATCATACTTCTTTTGATATTCCTCTCTTATTTCGCCTATGTATTTTACAACTAATGGATACAACTTAGGGTTTTGTAATTCATATGCCGTTTGTCTTGCTCTATTTTTTTCGTATCCCGCTTCTATGGCGCATTCATAAGCGTATTTTCTACCCTCATTGGTCACTAGTAAATGAGCAAATTTTCTCTGCATTTCAGTAAGTTTTTTAGGAACACCCATAGTTGACATTTACGGCAAATAACTTTAAAAGTCAATAACATGATAAATGCGAAAGAATTAGCTAGACAGTTAGATCGTTTTCTAAAATCACCAACGTGTCAGGACGCTAGAGTAGTTGTTAAACTTCCACAAGGTGAATTTCACTCACCAGACGGCCAGTTTGATATTCTTTCAATAAGTTTATTTGAAAATAATATTATTGGTGCAAGAGAAAGTCACAGACTAGTTATTGAGTTATCAACTCAACAATCATGGCAAATGGGCAAAGTTAAAAAGAAATTATAAATCACCATTTTCAATTTGCTCAATCGTAGTTTCTGGCTCAAGTGCTATCTCTATTTTTTCTTTTAAATCTGAACTATCATAAGACAGTTGGTTTTTGTAATAATAATAATCTTTATCTTCATCATATTCATCTATATTGTCATTTAACCAACTTATTACCATTTCTAACGTTGCTTTTTCTTTAGTCATGTTATCCTTTCTTTTATATTAATATTGCATTTCTATAGTTTTTTTCTTCAATGCACAAATCACCATCAATATCTAATCCGCCTTTTTCAATTAGTATTTTTCTTGCTTGTTCTTCTGTCTCTGCTTCTATGCAATAGTGATATGAGCATGGCACTTCAAACTCAAATGTTTTCTTCTTTTTAGTCATGTTATCCTTTCTTTAGTTATTATTCCCCCTTTACCAACCTTTCAAAAAGTAATCGTATATTCTATCTGCTACTTTTTTTCTTTTAAGTGCTATACATAGCGCAACCATATAACCTACATCATATGTAATATTAGCAAAGTCTTCCATGATATCTTTTTCCCTTTTTAAATCAAAAAACATACTTTTAATAGTATGCATAGTTTTTTTCTTGTTCATTATTCCCCCTTTTTTAGTTTTAAATTTACTCATTATTCCCCCTTGCTTTTTATAGGTTCATTTAGTTCTCCACTAGTGTAACCGTCTTTAATTGAATTAATAATATGTTCTTGACTAACCTCTGATAAATCCTCTAAATTAATAACATCTTCCTTACCTTCTACCCAAAATTTAAATTTAACTTCCCAATGTCCTCTTGTCATTATTTTTCCTTTCTTTTTAGTTTATAGGACTATCCTATAATATAGGATAGCCCTTTGTCAAGTTTAATCATGCGACCTCTTCATCTTCTCTAAAATATTCTTCATCCATCATATAGAATTGATCTGGATCAATTTTGAAGAATTTATAATCGGTCATCCCACCACGAGCATCTGCACCATTATGAATACATAAAGCAATAATATCATTTTGATATAGATCACCACTTGAGATCCATTGTATATCTTGAGATAAGCAATTATCAAAATTATAGGTGTAAGTGCATTTTGCCTCTTCATCTGGATATATAAACTCATTCATAAAGTCTTCTACATCTGCAATTATATGAGATCTTCCATTTGTATTATCAATCCAATGATATTTATCTTCATTAATCCAATCATTAAATCGCTTTGTTATATCTGGAAGATATGTACAGCTTTCATTTAAGTGATGGAATAAAGACTTTGTTATATAACCATCTTCCTTTGAAATATATTCTTCATCTTCAAAATCTTTCAAAGTCTTTTTTTGATTTTGTTGCCAGTGTCTTCCATCTTTACCGCCACTATCTAGAAAGTGAGTGCCAGTATTTTCAGTTAACATTTCATATATTATTTGTTTAGTCATTGTTCTACCTTTCATTATTTTTGTTTATAGGATTATCCTATAATATTTATAATATAAGTCAAGCACAAAAAAGAAAATATATACAACTTATAGTTGTGCAATAAC